TTGCCTGCCTCCAGTCCCTCGTTCTCCCAACTCTCTACATATATGATACCACATGTATGGGAATAGTCAAGCGAAAAATCCCGGGAAATCCGAAAAAAAAACCGCGCCCCCCACAAGTCTTTGGAGGGACACGGGTTGTGCGTTTGCCGCCGGGAGTACTCAAAATGTTTTTTCAGTCAGTGTTGTTCTTCTGCTTCGCCGCCTCCGCCTCTGCCTTCGCTCGAACTGCGTCGAGGACGGTCTCGGAGCCGGTGAAGATCCCGAGCGCAGCGATAACGTATCCGCCTATCGTCTTGAGCATCTCCTCGTCGGCACCCCCGACGCCGGCGAATAGCATCGCAAGCAAAGCCACCAACGCCAGCAAGAACCGCCGGGAACTGAGTCTTGCCAGGAAGTTTTTCACGTCATTCTCCTTTCAGCTTGGCGACTTGTTCATCCCGCCATTGCCGATTCGCGGCCGTATCCACCCGGATACCCGCCTTGGTAAGTTCGATGGCCATTTTCTTCCGGCTCCGGCTTTGGATCGCCTCAGTTGCCGGGACGATATCCTTTTCGGCGATTCCCTGCCGGCGCATGTAGTTCACCGTGGCATCCAGCGTATCCTCCGTGGCCTGGCGCTTTTTTCGCTGACGGAACGCCTCAAAGACGGCGACCACAAGGCCGCCCATCAGCGTGAACACCTTTGGGTTCGCCAGGACCCAGTCGATGATTGTGTTGATCATGGGCTCGCCTCCACAGGGTCACGATACGGGCCTGTCGCCTGCACCACCCGTCACGAAGTTGAGTATAGCGCGCAGGCCGCGCCCTATCGCATGGCACGCGCCGCGCAGAATCATCAGCACTGCGTTCATCCCGTCGTCTCCGCTCTCCGTTCCTGCACCGTCCGTTGTCCCCAGTGCCGTCGGGGATTCCCGCACATAAAGCAACTGCACCGCGTGTATGTCTCCAGAAACACAGGCCCATAGTCGAAGTCAGGAAAACAAGTCAGCCTTCGCAACTGCTCGCGTCTACGCTGGTGAACCGTCTCCGTTCGGCGTCTGCGTTCCGCTCGCGTCATCATTCCCGCCTCACTCAATAACCGCGTCCGCCGCCGGGTCCGCTGATACTCCTTCCAGGAGTCCCGACATGTCGTAGTTTCCGACGAGCACATTGAGAATGTAGGTGATGTCGTTGACCAGTTTCAGCCGTTCACGGAACTGTTTCTTCTCGGCGTCGGAGACGGTTTCCGGCGCCTCGACCAGCGCCTCGCCGGTCGCACGGGCCATTTGCACTTCGGTGTCGAGCCGAAGCAATCCCTCTTGCACTCGGGGCGTAACCTGTTCCTTCAAAAACCCGCAACCGGACAGGATGACCAGGGCAATCAGGGCCAAAACGATAGACAGCTTTCTCATTTCACTTCTCCTTCTGCTTACAGCACCACGAACAGAATGCCGCCTGCCGTCCAGGCGCTAACCACAAGCCAACCGACGCCAAACACTACGAGTCGCCGCCTGCGAGTGCCGGCGTCAGAGATATACGCCATGTGCCACAGAAGCCACACTCCGCAACTCAGTGTGGCCCACAGTGGGACCGCCAACATGAGCAGACCCACAATCAGCCGCCAGGTCATTTGGCGAACCCTTTCTTCACAAGCAGGGCGTGGAGCTCCGGCTCGACGTCCCGCAATTCCGCGATACGCTGCACCGCCTGTTTCGCGTGCGCGTCGCCGCCGTGTTCGATGCCGTCCATGAGCACGTCGTTGATAATGATGAGCGTCTCGACGGTCATGCTCCGGTTATGGACCTCGATACTCACGAACCATGCCTTGAGGTTGTTGAAAAAGCGCAACGCGATATGCCATATCTCATTCAGGTTTTTCATGGCTTCTTCGCCTCCGTGGCCTTACCCGCCAAAGAACCGCATCAACATCCATGCGGCCGCCGCGCCCAGTACTGGCGACAGCGTCGCCCACCACGCCATCCACCGCTTGGCCGCCTCGCGGTCATCCCGCTGCGTCGTTTCCAGAATCGTCAGGCGCTGCGAGATGGCGTTCAGCTGTACCATAATGGCTTTATCCGCGTCCTCGCGCCCATGCAGGTCGTTGCGAAGTTCGTCCACGGAATGTTTAAGACCTTTCACGGATTCCTCGATCCTGCCGATTGAAGCCTCGATTTTCATGTCCATGACGGACTGGCACTCACGCGCCGGCCGGTTGATGGTTGCCTGTTCCGTCATGGCGCAATCCCTTTCTTCTTCAAGGTATCGCTTGTTATCCCGGCGACGAAGTTTACGAAAGCATCCTCGAGGCCCGCACGGGCGAGGCATGTGCGAATATGGCCCTCAAGCCGCGGCCAGTCGTCCCGGCCCAGAAGGTCCAGGAGCAGCCGCGCCAGGTCGCGCGTGGCTTCAATCACCTCAAGGCTCCGCGTCAGTCTGTCTTGTACCGCCATCGTCTTATCCCTTCCCCAACAATCCCGCCCCCGATGCCGCCGCGATCGTCTCGCGCATCTGGCGGGCGAACTCGGCATCCGGCATACCGTCGATTTCTATGGCCGGTTCGATTGCATTCAGGCCGTCCGGGCCGTAGGCGCATAAGCTCCGCTTCACGCGCTCGGAGATGAGGCGGCAGCCGTACTTCTCGGGGTCCCTCGCGATAGCGCAGCCGGGTATCGGCGTAAAGGCCGTGATGGCGATCGCGTCGGCCACATCCGCTCGAATGAACTCGGCATTGAGCCTGCCGGTTATCGGCAATGTCCCAGGCAGGCCCACCATCAACAGCGCCTTGGTCCGGAGGCCGGCGGTCCGTGCGTTTTTCAGTGCCTCGCGCGCGTCGAACGGATCGCCCTTGCGCGCGATGAGATTGAGGACGACGGGGTCCGCCGATTCGACTCCGAGCGCCACCTCGCGGCAACCGGCGGAACGGAGCGTGCCGAAGAGCTCGAGGTCGTGCGGATTCACCGCGATCGAGGCGCGCCAGGCCAGATCCGCGCCGTGCTTCAGGATAGTGCTTGCCCGGATGCCCGCGCAGATACTCTCGACGTGCTCGCGGCTACAAGTGAAATGTTCGTCCGACAGGCGGTATTGCCGCACGCCGTAGTCCGTGACGAGGGACTCCATTTCGGCAACGACGCTGCCCGGTTCGCGGAACCGCACCTTCACGCTCGCGCGGAGGGCGGGCCCCGCGCAGAACGCACAGGAGTAGGGGCAGCCCCGGGAGGTAAGCAGCGTCGCGGAGCCGCCCCCGAAATAGTTTGTGCCGCCGATGAATACGTTGCCGCCGAACGGTCCGGGCCAGAGGTGGCGGGCGGGCAGCGCCAGGGCGTTTATGTCGGCGGGGACACCGGAAATATAGCTATCGTAATAGTTCCAGCCGTCGTCGCTCGTGATGCTCTGCACAACCCCTTCGCCCTCTCCGACCACGACCAGGTCAATCGCGTCGCGGTCCAGCTCGTTCGCCGACAGTGCGATCGGTCCGCCGACCATCACATGGCGATCGCTGCCGTATCGCGCCTTGATCGCGCGGGCCACCGCGTTCACGGCCTCGACGTCCAGATAGGTGCCTGTGATGCCGTAGATGTTCGCGCGCGGAATGCGCCAGCGCGCAGCCTCCATACCAGCCCCGGCGAGATTGACGATGCGGACGAGAGCCCCGTTCGTCTCGGCCGCCGCCGCCAGATAGAGGAGGCCCAGCGGCGCCTGCGCGTGCGGGTTCACCAGGTACGGCTTCGGCGGATTGATAAGGCAGAGGTCATAGATGTGCATCAGGGGCCCTCCTCCCAGGTCAGCAACCAGTAATCGTATTCGCGACAGCGCAGCGGCGTGACCTCATAGGCCCATCGGAGTGCATCGAGCAGGACATCCCGCAGGACCGGCGGGTAATGGTGGACGTGGCAACAGTGGAAACTCACGCAGACCTGCTTCACGCGCTCCGTCAGTTCCGGCCGTTTCACGAGCTCGGCCAGGGCGTAGACCTCGCCCCCCTCGCAGTTCAGGAGCAAGAGGTCGAGCATCTCGAACCCGGCTACTCCCATCATCGTCGACAGCCGCACGCCCTCGACCGTCACCGTTTCGTCGGTTGCGACGCCCTTGAACAGGCTGTTGGCGCTCGCGCGCTTCGACCGATGAAACCGAGCCTGCCCGTCTGCGTCGGCCAGAGCTGCATGATGGGCCGTCACTCCGTCCGGCAGGTCGAGCGCAGCCAGGTGCGCGTAGGCGCCCGGGTCCGCCTCGAAGAGCGCATAGCGCCCCAGGGGCCAGGTTTTGCGGAGAGCCGCTGTCGCATGAAGGCTCGATGTGCCGACCTCAATGACGCACGGCGCCTGCCCCATCAGGTCAGCGGCGTACCCATAGTATTGGTCGATATAGGTCAGGTCAGGCCGAGCCACCCCAGGACCTCCTCATCCGAAACGACCTTCTTCCGCTCAAAATCAGCCTGGAGAATCAGGAGCCGTGGGTCGCGAAGCATCCAATCGAGGACCGGGTCGTGAAGACGGCTGTCGTTTGTCCGCCGCGCCGCGGGCTCAAACACCCGCTTCCATACATCCGGCCGAAAGGTGGTCCGGAGACTCTCAACGTACCCTTGCCAGTAGCCGAGTCCCGTCATGCGGTAGGGCCGGTTTTTGCGATACCAGTGCCAGGCCAGGGCATCGGGGTACACCAGTTGCGGGACGCCCGTGAACCGGCAGCGCACCGCCAGGTCCCGCTCGAAGAACCCGTACAGGCCCCGCGTCTCGCCGAACCCGCCGAAGCGGTCATAGGTCTTTCGCGTGAACGCATAGCAGGCGCCGGCATGACGGTGGACCGGGATGAGCGCGCGCGTGTCAACGCGGTGATAATTCCAGACGCTGCCCATGATCGCGCGACCCACCGGATTCGGTTTGCGCTCCCATCGGTGGCCGCACCCGCGGAAGTTCTTTCTGTTGGCCAGGCTCCCGGAAAGACATCCGACGACGCCGCCGGACTCTTCGGCGAGCACGGCCAGCTTTTCGGCATCATGTGGGCCGATCTCTATATGAGCATCGATAGAAAGATACGCATCGGCCTCCTGCGCGAGCACGCCCAGATTGCGCGCGACGCCCTGGCCCATCGGTTCCACGTTGCGCCAGACGGTGCAATCGCGCGCCGGCTTGAAAATCTCGCAACAGCGGTCCGTCGAGCCGTCATCCACGACGGCAAAATGAAGATGCGTTCCGGGGGCCTTCATGGCGCGAAGCTGGCGGACGGTTTCGACCGCCTTGACGCCCTCATTCCGCACCGGCATGACGACGACGATCCGACCCTCAAATCCGGCTGCCCGCTGCGCCACGACATCAATTCGCATCTTGGCCAGCATCCGTTCCTTGCAGGTGCCGCAATTACGGAGGTCCCGCCGGGGTTTCGGATGGGCGGCGGCCTCGCGGATGCGTTCGCTTAATGCCGTCATGCGGGCGCCTCGACGGGAGCGCCACCGAAATGAGCTTCGGCAAGCGCCTCGGCCTGCGCCTGGGGCATCCCGCCCGACTCCACCGCACGCACCAGGGCGTCCTGCGCCTTCTGCGCGTCACGGGCCTTCAGCGCCTCGATAGCTTTATCAAGGGTCAACGTCGGGCCGCCGCACGTCTCGCACGCGACCTCGCGGTTCCAGTCGAACGCGATCCGGCGCGCGAGCGCCGCGTCAATCACCCTGCTGACGTGGCTTGCGCCGTCGTCGGTGCCGGCGCACGTCGCGCAGTGCGAGTGCGGCACGTAAACCCCTCGATGGCCGCCTGCCGCCTCTGCGAGCGTACAGGCGTTCATGGTGCAACCGATCGTCGGATGCCTGCGCGTCCTCCGCGCGTAAGTGCAATCAACCGGCATCATCGCATCCTCCTATTAGAAGCATCCCATATCACAGTCCATCGCGTCCTCATACGGTCCGGCGTAGCGAATTTTCGATGAGTCCGGCAGAGAATTCTCGCATTCTTCCTCCGCCGGGCGATCGTAGTAATAAACGCAGCCCTGGGCCATCGAGGTGGTGGGGTCGCCGGGACAATTCAGTTTCCCGATCCAGACATCCTGCCATATGCAGTAAAAGCCTGGTTCGGGAGGCCCGCTGCCCGAGCCGGTAGCGGAGCCCGAAGCGGAGCCCGTGGGGCCGCTTGAACTGCTGCCCGAGCCCGTGGGGCCGCTTGAACTGCTGCCCGAGCCCGTGGGGCCGCTTGAACTGCTGCCCGAGCCCGTGGGGCCGCTTGAACTGCTGCCCGAGCCCGTGGGGCCGCTTGAACTGCTGCCCGAAGCCGATCCGGACCCACCCGAAGCCGACCCCGAACCACCCGAAGCCGACCCGGAACCCGAGCCGGAAGCCGAACCGCCGGTAGAGGCAAGCTCCCAGACGCCGTCGCCCAGGTCGGTCATGGTCAGGCCGCCCCCGAGCTTCATGACCCCGACGTACTGGTCATCTCCGTTTTCGTCGACCCAGACTAGCGGCATTATCCCTCTCCCTACATCAGAGACATTCGGGGCGGAACCGGTCGAACCGCACCATTATGAGGCCTGTGCCGGCGGGCAGTCCCGCCGGCTGGTCAATGGCCGGGACGTGGCCGACGACCATCATCGGCCCTATCGGGTTCACCCGCGCGTACCAGGAGGCGGGCGTGACACCGAGGCGGACCTTCGTCGAGATCGCGGCGTAACCGGTCACAATGACCGGGTGGACGCCGAGCCGCCAGCCGGTGCCGACCGCGCCGACGGGGATGGGGCCGGCGGCGATCGCGACCTCGGTCACGCCCCCGTATTCGCACCGTTTCCCCTGCATGTCGCCGTTGTTCGCGCGCCAGGCGCCGAGCCAGACGAGGCCGTATGCCGGGATTGTCTGTGCGTCCATATTGTAGATGCCGACGGTGCTCGCCGGGGTGGCCTGCCGGTTGCGCCGAATCCTCAACAGGCCTGTCGGCGTGCGCTCGACCGTGCGCACAACGTGCGCAATCCGTTTTGCGGAATCCTTATCAAAGAGTACGCCGGGCATGAAACTTGAGTCCTTATTCAAAATCAGTCGGCAGATTGAGGTCGCCAAAGACCTTTTCGCGTTTCGTGTCGAACTCCAGAAAGACGCTGTCGCCGTCCAGCGCCAGAACACCTCCCGACCCGTCCAGTCGCTGGGGCTCCTGAACCTCCTCGCCGTTCACCATGATCCGCCGTTTGTAGGTCGTCGCCCCGATCGTCACGAGATAATGGAGCCCGTGGTCCAGGAGGAACGTTCTGTACGTCGGCCAGAACCTGATCCTGTAGGTGGCCTCGATGTAGTCCACGCCGTTCCGGTTGGCTGTCGTCCCGTCCATGACCGTCATCAGCGCCTGGCCGGGGGCCGCCGCAAAACCGGCGATCTTCACGGTGTCACTGTTGATCGCCCCTCGATACTGCGCCGCCAGGAACGGGTTCCAATGCGCTTGATTCTTCACGATCGTCACTTCCGGCTCGTGGAGCGTCCCCTCAAGCGGCGGGTCGAAGAGGTCGCCGGCGGAATTGAGAATCGCGTTGTCGTTTCTGTCGCGGGCCTGCACCGCCGTCCGCTCGACGCCGGACCACTGTATCTTCGGGTCTTCGTCCAGGGGGCTCGCCGCCCACCCGGAGGGCTTGTCGTTGTAGGTGACGGTGACCCGGTGGACCTGCCAGTCGTCGTTGTCGACCGGCTCGGCGGTGATCGTCGTCACCTTCGCGCTCGTATCGTGCGGGTGGGCGTCGCCGTAATCGGGGATGCTGGCGGCATAGATCGCCACATAGGGCCCGTCCGTTGCCGCGCCCACCACGACCTTGAACACCCGCGTATAGGAGGCCCCCGCCTCAGTCACCTGGGCGCGCCTGCCGGAGTAATCCTCATTGACGCTTACAACCGCCATGTCGTCACCGCCTCTTCCGAATGCGGAGTGCCGAACGGGGAATGCGGAGTGCCGAACGGGGAATGCGGAGTGCCGAACGGGGAATGCGGAGTGAAAAACTCCGAACTCCGAACTCCACACTCCGAACTGTGAATTCCGCGTTCCGCACTCGTCGGTTGTGTCATATCGCCACCACCACGGCCTGACCCGCGACGAGCGCGTCGAGCTTGGTGTTCGTATCGTTCTGACCCTTGACCATCCGTTCGGTCGCCGCCGCCGTGCGGCGGGTATGTCCGGCCGTCTTCTCCCAGATGCGGGGGCCGTAGGTCGCGCCCGCGGCGATGCTGTAGGAGGCGGCAGAGCCGCGTTCGATGGCCGCCGGGCGCGCCGCTTGCCCGGTGAGCCGGCCGCCCGTCGCGTCCTGAATATCGCCTATCCGTTTCCGCACGTTGGCGTCGAACTCGTCGAAATCCCGATTCACCTTGTCCAGCAGGTTCATCATGAACTGGCCGCCTTCGCTCGCCTTGATGTCGGCAAGGGCCTTCCCGCCGATGTCCGCGATATCCGCGAAACTCCCCCGGACTACGCCCGGGACCTTCGCCCACGAGTCCTTCATGGCGTCGGCGGCCGCACCGATGCTCTCCTTGCCCCCAAAGAGCCCAGCCTCCGCCTTCGCGCCGCTTTCCATGAAGGCGCCGCCCACCCCCCGGAGCGCGTTTGACAGCTCGAGCTTTATTTTGTTGCCGATGGGGTCTGCCCAATTCATGCCCTCGAGGAGTTTTGCGCCCAGGTTGTCAATCATCACGCCCATGCCGAACGCGACATCCGACCATACCTTGTTGAAGCCGTACTTGATGTTTTCCCAGAGCCAGCCGAACGTGCTGAGGATGCCGTCGCCGATAGCCCTGAACGTCGGCACGAGCGCCGCCCAGGTCTCGCCGACCGTTCGAGCCCACTCGGCAATCGTCCTGCCGCCGACGCGAATGTCGCCGACGAGTTTCCCGAATCTCGATATCACGCCGTCGAGCGCCCCGCTCCATGCAATGCACCCGGCCACGGCGACAACAAACAACCCCCCCGGGCTCAACAGGCCCGACAACACTTGAATCCCCTTGCCGAGGACGACGAGCGCCACCCCGGCGACCGCCGCCCATTTCGCCAGTTTCATCAGGCCGTCGATGAAGCCGGGATGGACGTCGAGCCAGCGGCGCACCGCCACGGTAATATTCGTTATCCACGTCGCGACCTTGCCGAGAACAGGGGCGACGGTCACCCCCACCACGTTGACGATCCCCTGCCACGCGCCCTTCATGCGCGTCAGCATGTCAACGAGATTCTCCGCCGCAACGGCATCCTTGCCTCGCAGCACGAGGCCCAGCCGCTCGGCCTCTTTCATGTAGTGGTGCATCCCCTCGGCGCCTTGCTGGATCATCGGCAACAATCGTGTCCCCGCCTGCCCGAACATGTCCTGGGCGACCGCCGCCTGAAGGATGGGATTCTTCATCTTGCCGATCGCATCGGCGATCCTCATGAACTCCTTTTCGGGCGACAGGTTGATCAGGTCCTCCGCATGAAGGCCCAGCTTGTCGAAGCTGCGCACATAAGTGGCCATGCCGTCGTTGGCGTCGGAGATCGTCTTCGACATGCGCTTGACGCCCTTTTCGAGCGTCTCCATGTCCCCCCCCGCCAACCCGGCCACGTGACCCATCGCGGACAGCCATTCCGTCGAAACGCTCATGCGCTTCGCCGCCTTGGCGATGTTGTCCGCCCACCGGGCAAATCCCACCGACATGCCGGTGAGAACCGCCTGGACGGCGTCCGAGCCGACCAGCATCCCCTTGCCCAGTCCCTCAACCCATTTGCCGGTCTCGTGGACGCCCTTCTGAAACCCGGCGAGGGTCCGTTCGGCATTGTTGATCATCTTGCCGAAGCCCTTGGAATCGCCGCCGAGTGTTACCAGCAGCTTACCTATGGTCGTTTTTGCCATGTCCTGTTTACCCTGTCTCCGCCATGTGCTGTGTTCGCAGCCAACTTCTCACATGCGCCGCAACCTGGCGGGGCGTCTGTTGCTCGCGTGGGCCGAAGCGCAATAGATAATCCTTGACCTTCGCGCGCTTCTGGCCGCCGAAGACCCGTTCGATCGCATGAACCACCTGCGCTGCATGCCAATCCGCGCGCACATCGCCCACCGGTTCCAGCTCGTACCAGGCCAACCATTCCGCGAACTCCCGTGCGTCTATGCGTGCTTGCGCCTCCCGGACCGAACAGCCCAGGTCCCGCGCTAGTCGGAACCAGGCGCGCCGCTCGGGCCGCTGTCGGAGTTTTTTGCCAGGTCCTCGACATCCTCGTCGGACAGGCCGTTGAGGCGCGAGGCGACCTGAAAGAGCCTATCGAGCGCCTTCGCATTCTTCGCATTCAGGGCCGCAATATCGTCGATGCCGAACAGGAGTTCCCCGTTCTCGTCGCACGCGGTCAGGGCGACGATCCGCGCCTTCATGCCGCGCACGTCGATGGAGGCGTTCCTGCCCTTGCCCCGTTTGCGGTCCTGGACCTCCTGCTCAAACTCGTCGCGCACCGCCCCGGTCATGGTGCGGACGCGGACGGCGCCGCCCCATTCGGGGACCTCGACATCCTCGAACGGCATGTCCGCCGCGCCGAGAATCGTCTCTCGTGAAAGCCTCTCCATAGCCTCTCCTTTCAAGTTCTCGCAAAGCGCACGAAGGCCCGTCGCCTACTCACTTCCGCTCCCCGATCCGCTTCCGGAGCCGCTTCCGCGTTCGATAGCCCCGGAATATGCAACCACGCAATGTACCGTGCCCTTGTCCTCGAAACCGCTGCCGGGGGTATAGTCCTCGAGCCATCCCGTGAAGGCTTCCGTCTCGCCGCCATCGGGATACGTCACGGTGATCGTCTGCGAGACACCGAGGGGTGGCGTGACCTCTGGGTCATAGTGGGCATCGAACTCCAGCGACTTTGGCTCCACCAGCTTCAATGGCAGGAATGTGTGCGTACCGGTGGTCCCCTGATGGCTGGTCTGAACCTTCCCCACCGAACCGCCCGGCGGCGTCACCGCCAGGACTTCAAGGTCGAACTCCGAAGTGCCAAAACCGATTGTGACGCCAGTGTAGATCTTTGGAGCGGACATGGTCTTTCTCCTTTCTACTCTTCGTGCCAGACGATAAGGTCCATCGTGCGTATCTGCGTGCCGCGCTGCTTGGCTGACGCGGGTGATTCAAAACTCACGTTGTCATCCTCGATCGCCGCCAGTTTCACGGCGACCTGACTGCCCTCCTCCCCCATATTCCCGACGAAGCGTCCCAGCAGCGCGTAGAGGGCGTCGCGGACTGCGTCCGCCGACGCGCCCGTATCCGCGTAGACGTTGATCTGGTAGCGCGCCTGGTGCAGTCCACTGGCGCCGACCTGGTGGCGATGGCCGATGCCGGAAATCTTCTGATACGTCGCGTATGGCCGGGCCGCGCTCGTCGGCACCTCGCCGATGGGGTAGAAGCGGGAACCGATGAGCTCCGAGACCGTCTCGTCGTTCGTGACCTCGTATGTGAGAGCTGTCTCTATGCTCATTGCACCTTCTTCGCCTCTTCGGCCAATGCGTTGAACTTCTCCGCCGCCACGCGCGCAACGATGCCGAGCGACGTTGCGCGATTTTCGTCGAGCGCCGGTCGCAGGTACGGGTGCGCGGGGGCTGGCCCGGGCCCGCCGTGTCCGTATTCGACCAGGTGCGCATAGTTGTTCGGCACGCGCTTCTCGCCGTTATAGTCCCGGGTGAATTGGTCGCCCACCCGCGGCCCGACGAGGCCGATGACGCCCTGCCGCGCCGTCATGGTTTTCTTGCCGATCGAGCGGCGCAGCGCCCCCGATTCTTTCGGGCACTTCTGCTTGGCGGCTCGCGCGATCGGGGTCAGCGCCTGGTTGATGGCCGGCCGCATAACCCGGTTGAGGGTTGAGTTTTTCAACACGGCAAGCCGTCGCATGAGCTGCTTGTCTCCGATAAGCTCTACATCCGTGCGCGCCATTACTCGCCGCTCCCGCTGCCGGACCCGCTGCCGGACCCGGAACCGCTACCACTACCGCTACCGCTACCGGACCCCGCGCCGACCTCGGCGCCGGTCTCGATACAGTCAATCCACAGTTCCCGGTGACGCTCTTCGGGGTCGCGGATCCCGACGACCTCCAGGACGCGCGAGCCCGCAAGGATGCGCATGTCCGCGGTGACGCCGCTGTGATACCTGATTTCGACCACGTGCATGGTGCTGCCGGCGGTCTGCGCCGCCGCGAGGCGCTCGTTGACGGACATGGGTCGGATGCGCGCGGGGACATTCTCGTATACCGCCGTCCACATCTCGCCGGTGACGCGATTGGCGCCGTCCCGCGTCTCGGTCAGGCTCTGGATCGTGATTCGGTGGCGCAACCGCCCGGCTCGCATCAGTCGCTCCCCCGGTTGAAGACGCGATAGGGATATAAGAGCGCCTCGACGCCGTGCGGGATCGTGGCTATCGGGGCACCGGTAATCATCTCCTCGCGGTTTTCATAGAAATCGGCCGCCGTCAGGAGAATCGCCGCGCGGATGTTCGCGGGGACGCAACCGAAGAAGTGCGTGCCGGTGCCGGTGTCCGTGATGTCGATGGCGTCGCCGTCCGCCGTCGCGGCGAGTTTGCAGGTGGCGCCCTCAGCGTCCCGGACGTAGCAAGTGAGGTCCTCCGCCAGGCCCGCCGGGAGCGCGCGCGTCGACCCGCCCGAATTGGTCAGCACCGCCGCCTCGCCGTCAACGGGGTTGCGGCCGAGGAACGTCAGGATGTCCGTCTCCGCGGACCCCGAACCGCTACCGCTCCCACTGCCGGACCCGGACCCCGAACCACTACCGCTTCCACTGCCGGGCGCGGCGGTGAAGGGCACGGCGTAACCCGCGACATACGTGACAAGCACGTCGGCCGGGTAGCCGCGGACGGTCGGGTAGGTCTGGTTGTAGGCGGGGATGACGCGGCCGACGTAGGCCCGCGTGTCGACGGTGTAGTAGCTTGTCGCGAGCGTCTGCGTCTCCCCGCTTCCGTCGACGTAGGTGATTGAGCTGACCGAGACGAGCGGCGGACGGGGCAGCACAATCTCACTCGGCAACGCGGCAAGCGCCAACTCGTACGTGGCCGAGATCAACTGCCGGCCAAGGTAGGCCTCGACCCTGGCGAGTGCCGCCGCGAGGTACGTCGCCACGATGGTATCGTCCGTGTCGATGTCAATGCGCGAGTGCAGCTTCAACTCGTCCACCGTCACCGGCAGCGCCCGCGGTGCTATCGTCTGTTTCAATCCCATCGTCCTGCCTCGCTTACATGGGACATGCGCTGACCGAAAACGTGAAACTCGCGTCGTCGGCGCCGGCGTTCGTAATCGCCCAGCGGACCCGCCAGTCGTCGCCCAAGAGCGCGCGGCTCGTGTGTTCGCCCAGCGCCGCGCCATTCTCGAACTCGGTGAGCGCGGCATCGGCGACCAGTTTGCCGATGTAGCGTTTCGCGCCGCCGTTGCCCAGGCACTGGGTGAAGCGGTAGACGTCGAGCCAGTTGGTGCCGTCCACCTTCGTCTGGATGTAGACGTCAAGGAGGTCGCCGACGTCGGTGGCGGCCGCCGTCACGTCGAGCACCAGGCCGAAGGCGGGCACCATGCCCGGCATGCGCACGGCGTCGCCGCTGCCGGTGGCCGCCGTGCGCGCGGCACTGGCCAGCAGCTCGATCGCGTCGTAGTCCTTTTTCTTTTCAAGCATATGTGGTTCTCCGTTTCTGGTTCTGGCCCTTGAGCCCTTGAGCCCTCATTGCTTACGCAGCTGCGACGGCGGCCCCAGCGGCCAGACGCCGGAAAATGAGGTAGACGTCGCACGTGCCGCCGCTGGTGACGTCCTCGGTGGTCGCCTTGACCGTCACCTTCTTGCCGCTTTCGAGCACCACCCTCATGCCGGTCGTCGCGTCGCGCAGGTCCCTCATCTCGCTGGCCAAGACGCTCGCGGCGATCGTCATGAACGACGTCGAGCCCGCGGCGTTGTTGGTGTAGAACTCGATGACCTCGGCGTGTCCGGCCGAATCGATCTCGGTCGTGTCGTTCTGGAGAATGCAGTCCTCCAGGAGCAGGGCGCCGCCCGAACTCGCGGCGGTGACATCGACCCCTGCCGCCACAATCGCGGTCTTCGTGATGGTCTTCTTGACTGAGAAGAGCGTGCCGATGCCCTGGACGCTTTCCGTACCCGTTCCGATCAACTGTGCCGTGCCGCCGTCGGCATCGACCACGTAGTTCTCGAACCAGGAGCAGTCGGCCGCGACGATCGCGGCATCCGGATCCGTGATCGACGTGGACTCGATGCGGTTGTCGGCGATGACGCCCTCGCTGTTGGCGTGGAGCTCGATGCCCGGCTCGCCGTCCAGCACCTTCATCCAGTTGTTGAGGAGCAGCAGTCGCGTCTGCGCTGCGGCACTGCCGAGGATCGCGGAGGTCCCGAAATCACCGTTGAAATAGCACCGCTCGATGCGGCTGTTGTCGCTGGCGCCCTCGAAGGTGATGGCGCTGGTGATGGTGCCGCCGGCAGCCGTCAGAAACCGGCAGTTGCGAATCGTCACGTCATCGCAGGCCGCAGCGATCTTGATCGCCTCTTTGAGTTCCGTGACGTCAGTGCCGCCGTCCTCGAACTCGCAGTCTTCGATGGTCAGGCCGTCGGCGGCGGCCCCGACGTCGAGCGCCTGGGCGCAGTCGGCGACGTCGGAAACCACGCGGATATTCCGGATGGTGATGCTCGCGCCATCGACCGTGATCTTCGCGGTCGCGTGGCCGAGGGTGAAGATGGGCCGGTCCGCCCCGGCGCCCATGCCCTGTACGACGATACCGGCGATGTCGAGGTCCGCCAGCTCCCCGGTGACCGCACGGCTCTCCGTGTGGCCGGGCATGAGGTAGATGATGTCATGCTCGTTGTCCGTGCACAGACTGACCGCATAGTCGAGGGTGGCCACCGGCGCATCGGGGCTCGCGCCGTAGCCCGCGGCGTCTGTTCCGTCCGTGCTGTGGACGAACACGCGCCGACCCGTCGAAAGCCCCTGATCGGCGACCACCAGGTTGCCGCCCAACCATCGTGAAAACAGTTCCGTCTTTGCGCTCATAATCAAATCTCCTTCAGTTGTCCGGGTTCATCCCGCCCGGGCTCTATGGCCGGGCGGCCATTGCCGGGTAGGCCCCCCGGGGCGGACATGGAGGCCCGCCCCGGAGCGCCGGGTCATTTCTCACATCACGTCACGACGTCGGCGGTGAGCCCGTCCTGCGGGAAGCGTGCGCCGCTGCGAATGACGCAGACAGCCGCCTCATCCGCGGCATTGGCCAGCGTCAGGTAGGGCATGACGTACCGGAAGTCGACCCCGGCGTCCTCGGCCTCCTGGCGGATCTCCTCCGCCGTCACCGAGAGCACCAGGTAATCGCCCTCCACGCTGCCGGCGCTGCCCGCGAAGGCCTTGATCTTCGTGGGGGTGCCGCCGCCGGCCGGATCGCTATCGGCGTAGATGTCGAGCGCCTTGACGCCGGCCCCGGTCAGGTTGCCCGCGGTCATGAGCACCGAGAACTCGTTGTAATCCCGCATGTCGAACCAGGTGCTCGAAAGCTCGGCGGATGTCGAGTAGTCGTCGTCCGCCCAGTACATCTCCGCTTTCACGTTGCAGAAGAGCTTGTCGCTCGCTTGTGGGCTTGCCATTGTCCGTTCCTCCGGTTTTTACCTTCTCACGTATCAACCACGTTGTGTGATTGATGGTCGTTCGTTACCGCGCCTTGCACACCACGAACGGCGACAACGTCGCGCCGTTCTTAGGCGTGAGTTCCGACTTCCACCAGGGGGCGCCGGCATTGCGCATGGTGAAGCGGAACGCGCGCTCGTTGTAGATAAAGCGCACGTGGATGCTCTCCGCCTGCTCCAGGGGCTGATATACGCCCTCGAGGAATTGGCTGAAGTTGAAACAGCCGATGTCCCCTGTGTCCCCGACCGTCTTCATGTACTCGGTGAAGAAGAGCGGACGACCCATCAGGATGTCCGGGACGTCCTCGCGGAGGCTCGGCTGCCAGACGGGTATCCCTGCCGTGCCGACTTGCAGGTTGAGCGTTGCAAGCTGCGGCAGGCAGTCCTGGTTCGCCAACCACACGGCGTTGCCATAACCCCAGACGCGCGCGCGCATCTTGACGACGTTTCCGTAGACGATGGTATCCGGCGCCTGGCCGGTCTCCTTGGTGATCGAAATCAGGCAGGGCGACGTCATCACGCCCATGAACTCGCCGACGCCCGTACCGTTGAGGCGCTCGTTGAGGATCACGCTGGCGTATTCATCCCCGAACATCGTCGCCAGGAGCGCGGCGAAACTGATCGGCGAATCAGTGAGCAATTCTTCGCTCACGTACGCCAGCCCGAAGAGCCCCATAGCGTTGAGCACGACCTGCTCGAACGCCACCCGGCTCGAGGCGCTCGTGTCGGTCTCGGCCCGGCGATAGACGCGCAGCCCGCCGGAGACGCTGGTGGAGTGGTCCTTGTCCACCCGCGCGGGCATCTTCACGACGGGAGATTCCATGGGGATCTGCGTCACGCGCCCTTGCACCGGGTCGGCCTCGGGGCCGATCTGCAGGAGGTCCGGGCTGAACCCGGCCGGCACGAGGAAGCCGCCGTACGGGTCCGCGTAGGTCCCCTGTTCGTCGGACCCCGCCGTCGCGCTCGGTTTCACGCGGAGCACCGCCAGCCGCGGGTCAACCCCTCGCTGGCAACCGGCGGCCAACACCGCCATCATGAACTCGCGGGGGTGCCGGAAGCCGCGGTTGGGGTCATCCTCGGCCCGCTCATGCACGCCGGTGGTTATCACTGCCGTCGGCGCGGGGACGGCATCGGGAGAAGCCCGACGGCCTCTCGGCGCATTGAGCGCCGCGATCTCCGTGCTGCGCGCGGCGCGAAGTTCCAGCCTCGCCTCCAGCGCCTTGATCCCGGTATCGGCCTCCTTGGCCTCGGCCAGGAGCGCGTCGAGCTTCGCCTCCTGTTCCTCCGTCAGCTCGCGCTCCTCCGCCGTCGCCGCCAGGTTGATGGCGTCGATTTTCGCGAGGGCGTCCGCTTTCTTCTGTCTCAGTTTTTCCAGTTCGTTCATCGGTCATACCCCTTTGCGTTTGTTGTCTGTCGTTCTATTCGTTGTCCCTTCGCCTCTTGCCCGCGAGCTCGCTGGCCGCCTCTGCGCGCCAAGTTCGCGGAAACTGCTCACCTTGCAAACGCATCTGCGCTCGCACGGTGAGTCGTCAACTCAACCTCAGTCGTTCAACCGCCGCGGCCCGGCCCCTGGCAGCCCTGGCGGACCGCGCCCTTGTGCTCGGGCCGATGTCCTTGCGGATCAATGCGTACAGCTCATCCTCGGACTCGACGGCATCTATCAGCTCGAGTTCCCGGGCTTCATCAGCCTGGTGAAGCCGCCCGTCGGCGAGTTTTCGGACGGCGGCCAGTGAAAGCCCCCGACCGGCCTTTATCGCCTGTAGAAAATGCTCGTTCATCGCGTCCACCTCTTCCTGAACGTAGGCGAGTTGATCCTCGGTGACCGGGGTGCCGGGCACGCCCAGGCCCTTGATCCCATCCGCGTTCTTACTCGTTATGACGTGGACTTTGATCCCCTCCTTTTCCGCCATGCCGCTTGAATCCTCGAGTATCGCCAGGACCCCGATCGAACCGATCTGGCCCATGACGTTGGCGGAGACCCGCCCCGCCTGGGCCGCGACCCAATAGGCCGCCGAGGCCCCGAGGTCCTCGATATACGCATAGACCGGTTTCGCTGCGTTCGCGGTCCGGACATCCGCCGCCAGTTCCGCGGTGCCGGCAACCGTGCCCCCGGGGGAGTCGATATGCAGGAGGATGACCTTGACCTCGCCGTCCCGCGTGAATGCGCGGACAGCCTGCCGCGCCTGGACGCTCGAGACGCCGCCGAAACTCGACACGCCCTTCGTCATCTGCCCGTGAAGGGCGATCAGGCCGATGCCGTCGTCGAGGATTTCCGACAATGGCCGGCCGTCGTCAAAATCTCCGTCAAGGTCGTCTGCGCGGGGTTTCAGGGTGCCGGCTTTCACGGCGGCCACCGCGCGCGAGAACCACGTCGGGTCGATCATCCAGAGTCCGAAATGCTGTGCCGCGCACCTACGCGCCTGTCGCGTTGTTGGCATCACAAATGACCTCCACTATTGTCTCCGCGGCCGCCGCCGCCGCCGCGCCGTTCGACCGCGCAGCGCACCAGCCTTCGACGGTCCCACGTCCGAAGGCGCTCACTGCGTCTGCGCGCGTTGACTTGACATAGTTCTCTGCATATTTGCGGACAGCTTGGTCTGCGCCGAGCCCACCGGACGGGTCGGCCAACATGGCAAAGGCCACCGCCGGCGGCTCAAGGGCGTCGACGACAAACTCCGCATGTTTGGCGAAAAACTCATTCGCCCAGTTTTCAAAGGCCGCTGGATCGCCGGCGTGCTTGCGCGCTGCCCGCGTTACCGCCAGCGCCTCCTTGCCCATGAACCGCGCCGCCGCCGCCTCGAAGAGGGGGAGATGCGCGGCCTTGAGTGCCCCCGTATCATCCGCCGGAGCGCCGGTCTGGTCGCTGCCCGGGCCGGGCGCCGTCGCTTTCGGTTGGGCGGTGGCCGCGACCTCCAGCCGCTGCATGTTCGCCGGCACGAAGCGCATGTCGCCGAGCGGCCCGATGCCGTCGGCATTCTCTTTACGGAGGATGTCATTGATCGACATGGCGCCGACCGAGAACATCTGGCGGTAATAGTTGCTTCGCTGCGCCTGGTCGCCGCGAAGCAGCCCCGCGAACAGGTGCTCGGCATAGACATCCGGTTCGCGCCGGAAGAGCTTCCGCGCGAGCTCCTGCTCCCAGCGCACCGCCCAGGGCGTGAGGGCGTCGGTCACGTATTCGATCGCCTGAGACTCGATGTTCGAGAACGTCGCGCGGAGCAGATGCTGTATCTTGTGCGGCGGCACGCGGAACCACCGGCAGATGTCCTCAACCTGGAACTGCCGGGTCTCAAGGAATTGAGCGTCGTTCGGCGGTATCGACGTTTGTTCCCACTTCATCCCCTCTTCGAGGATCAGGGTGCCGTGGGCCCTGCCCGCGCCCTTGTGCTCGTTCTCTACAAGAGAGCTTTTCAGGTTTGCGTGCGCCTCCGGCGTCAGCGTGCCGGGATGCTCCAAAACCCCGAAGGCGACGGAGCTGTTGGCGAAGAAACTGGCGCCGAACGTTTCCGCCTCGAGCCCCAGGGCGATCGCCTCCCTGGCGAGGACGCTCATGGCGTAGCCGGTGGTGCCGGTGGGGCCCAGGCCGTGAATGTGAAGGATATCCTGCGCCGGGAACCGTATCTTCTTGAACCCGCGCGAGCCTTCCCGGACCAGGTATACGAGCCGGTCGTCCTCGTCGCGCTTCACCTCCACGCGACTGGGGTGGATCACGCCCAGCTCAACCGGCCGATTCTGGCCGTCGCGGATGATCTCGGCGAAGCCGCCGCCCCAGCCCATTGCATGATGGGTCAGCGTCTCGCGGAACGTCATGCTCCCCATGTCCTCGTTCGGGCTGACGTGGAGGAGGCGATAGGCGGGATGGTCGAGCAGGCGCTTCTTGCCGTCCGCCGTTTGCCGATAGACGAAGAGCGGGAGCTTGCCGAGGTCTTCTGAAATGACGTGCAGGCACGCATAATACACGGACAGAGACAGCGCCTTTTCCGGGGTGATGGTCACCCCCGCGGAAGTCCGCCGGCCGCCGAAATGGTCCACCAGCCAGGGGGATGGTTTTTGGCTGTCGCAAGTGTCGGCGGCGGCCTCGGCCGCAAAGATCGCTCGCAGTATGCTCATGTTTTCAGGTTCTCCACGAACAGGTCCGCCCAGAGCAAGACGCCCACCACGATCAACGCCGTCGGGGGATGGATGAGCCAGACGCCGGTCCCGACGAGCCCCAGCGCGAGAATGGCAACGAGGGCCGTGCCCACCTGCAGGCGGCGGCGCCCCGGGTTCGTCTCTGGTTTATGTCCGTTCATTTCGACCCCCAAGGGGGGTGCGGGACGCAAACAAAAAGGGCTGTACCGCTGCCGGCAGTACAGCCCTTCGTCGTTTACCCCAAGGGGCCCGCGGTAGCTGGCCGCGAACGCCCCGCCTTTATGTCCCTACACTGTCAACACGCCACGCTCCTCGTAGACCGATTGCGCCGTTTTCTGCGCCTGTAAAGCGCGGCCGACCGCCATGGCCGCCGCGACAATGCCGTCGACCTTCTCGGCGCTCTTGGCCTTGTCGAACCGTATGTTGTCCGAGGGATCGACCCGGACCACGACGTTGGACGCCATCCAACGCAGTACCGGGTTGGCGCCATGCCGCAGTTGCCCGGACCGCACCAGCGTCTGGAGGTGTTTCGCCGGCTCGTTCATCGAGATGAAGCCCTGGCGAAACTCGACCATCGTAAAGCCGTCCTCGTCCTGCAACTCCTGGGCGAAATGCCTGGCGTCGTAAGGGTCGTAGCCGATATCGACGAGCTTGTATTCCTCGGCGAGTTCCTTTACGCGCTTGCGGATGAAGGCATAGTCGATCGTGTTGCCCGGCGTCAGTTCGATGAACCCCTGCCGCGCCCACGTGAGGTAGGGCACCTGGTCCCGGTGTTCGCGGTCTTCCGCGGAATCGCGGGGGAGCCAGAAAAACGGCACGAGCGCATTGCCGGCATCCGGGAAGAAGAGCACGCAGGCGGCTATGTCCACCTTCTGCGCCAGGTCGATGCCCGCCCAGCACTGGAGACCTTTCAACTCTTCGCGGTCGACCTCGCCGCCGCAAGCGTCCCATTCGGACATGACCATCCAGCGCGTCGCCTGCTCGGTTCTGATATTGAGATGCATCCGCTTGAACGTGTTCTCGTACTCCGGCTGCGCCTGCGCGTCCCGGCACGCCTGCCGCAAGTAATCGACCGAGACGCTGACCCCGAGGTTCGGGTTCGCCTTCCGCCACGTTCGGAGTTTGGTCCAATCATCGTCGCGGCTGGCCTCGTAGATCACCGGAAGGAAGCGGGGATTGTTGATAATCCCGTCGCGAACCTGGCAGGCGTAATCGTGTTTGCGGTTGCAGATGCTCGGGCGCTCGTAATCGCTCGTCGTCGCGTGGATGAAGAGCGGCTGAGCCCGGTTTGCAGAGGCGAACGACGTGGCCAGCGCCTCCACCAGGTCGGGCGTCGGCTGCGCATGGAGCTCGTCCACGATGACGAGGTGGGGGTTGCCCCCGTGCTTGCCCTTGGCGTCCTTCTTTTCATCGCCCGCCAGGACCTTGATAAAGCTCTGTTGTTCGCCGAGCTTGACGACTGACTTGAAGCTCCGGTAAATCCGCGCCCGGTCCGCCATTCTCCGCTCGGCTTCAATCATTCCGGAGACGTGGCGAAAGGCGAGGCTCGCTTGTTCCGCCGTCGAGGCGGCGAGGTAATTCTGCTGTCCGGCCTCGTCGTCCACGAAAAAGACGTAGTTCGCGATTGCCGCGACAAACGGCGTCTTGCCGTTTTTGCGCCCCACGAAGAGCAGCATTTCGCGATAGCGCCGCACGGTGCGCTCAAATTCGTCCAGCCATTTCCAGCCGAAGAGGTTCGCCACGATGCTCTTCTGCCACGGCGCCAGGAGGAACGGCTGATACGCCAGCGCGCCCTCGATGTGGATGCAGCAGCTCTCGATGAAGTCGATGGGCTCCTGCGCGGCTTCCGGGTCGAACCAGGCGGGCCCGGCGGTCGCGATCGAATCGTAGCCCGGGATGCCCAGGAGGATCTTCCGCCAGGCTTTCGCGATGCGCTTCGTGCGTGGTCGTGTTGCGACGGTCATTCGGATCCTCAACCTGCGTGGGTCTTGAAGAACCTGTCCTTGCCGCGGTTCTCGTCGCGGTTTTCGCGCGGCTGCGTCAACGAGGCCCGGGCGCTCGGGGTCAAGCCGAACTGTTGTTCGAGCCTCAGAAGCTGGTCGCCGAGTTTCATCGAGCGCGCGACCTCGGGGCGGTCCTTCAGGTCCATCACGACGATGCGGCCGGCGCGATCAAGCGCCTTGACCTCGCGGGTGTCGCCCTCCGCTATGAGCACTTCCTCGGCCGTCCGCCATTTCGCCCACGTCTGGCAATACCGCGCCAGGGCGTTGCGGTCGCATTTTGCCAAGACGCCCATGGCCTCGAGCTGTGGGACGACTTCGCGCCACACGCGCTTGGCTTCTTTCCGAAGCCAGGACGGACAGGCGGGGCGGGTGCGGTCTGGCGCGGGCTCGTCCGCCCGGGTCTTCCCCCGCCATGACCCGCGTATTTTCAGAAGCGGCGTCGGCGTTGGCTTTGGACCACGTTTACCCATCGGCTCTTACCCTGTTTTGCGCAACACCCATGCACGCGCGTTCAACGTATTACCCGTGCCGGCCAAAACCCGTGAAAAAACGTGCGTGGC